TCAGTCGAGCGCGCCATAGGCCTGCTCGCACGTCAGCCCCCTGCTCCGCCCTTGATCAGCATATTCCGCCAGATCGCCCGCTCTTTCGTCAGCGCGCTTGAGCACGTCGGCAAGCACCAGGACGGCGCGGCTTGCTGCCGAGCTTGCAGCGGCAGTGCAGGAATGGCTGCCGGTTTGACTGGCGAGACGGCGGGCAAGGTCGTCGGCGGTGTCGCGCAGGCTGCCAGCAGTAGCGCGAGCGGCAGCAGCATCAGCCAGCGCCTGATCAATGAGTTGTTGTCCATCCTGAATCGCCTTGTTGATTGAGTGTTGTCGGGCCTGTTCTTTCTCACGCTCGCCCACCTGGGCCAGTGCCCACGCTTGCTGATCGCCAGCATCGCGTGCATTCCAGCGGGATTGCCACTCGGCGTTCTTGACGGTGCGCCCCTGATCATACGCTAGGTACAGGCTGCCGCCGATCAGCCCGAGGACCAGCAGCACGCCGGCCAGCATGAGCCAGAGCCGGCCGGTGCCGGCAGGTATCAGCGCGATCAATTCAACACCTTGAGGGCGGTGTCATACAGCGCCTTGCGTGCCGGGGTTCCGTGCGGCACACGCCCCACTTTGCCGGTGTTGATCAGGCTGCCGATGTCCTGAAAGCGACCGGCGTCAGCCAGCTCATTGAGGCCGTGTTGATTCCACCACCAGGCGGAACACAGCGCCGCTTGCTCCGGTTGCTCCAGCAATTGCGGTTCCTGCTCCAGCGGCAGATTCAGGTCGGCACCGGCCGTGCGGTAGTTCGACCGGCCAGTGATCTGCAACAGGCCACGGCCACGGAACCGCCAGCCATCACCGGGCTGGATGTTGCCCATTCGCGAGCCGTAGACCACGGCCGCGATTCGTTCCGGTTGTCGGGCGTACTGCGCCGCTGTGTTCTTGTCAAAGCGGGTGGGCCACGTTGCCACGAGGCCCGCCGCGCTGTAATTGAGGTTTTCGATCAGCCGGCGCAACTGCCCGGACTCGTGCCCGACCTGGGCGATGAACGCCGCGATGCGCAGGCGGTTATCGATCTTGAAACGGGGCATGGCCCGATTGAGCGCCGGCACGAAGATACCGACGACGGGCCGACAGTTCGGCAGGATCTGCAGCAGTTGCTGTTCAGTGATGGGCATAGGGTTTCTCCAGATGCAAAAAACCCGCAAACGCGGGTTATGGATAGATTCGTTAAATCTGATTGGGGGTTACAACTGCACTACGCGCAGCGGCTTGTCTTCCTTCTTCTCTTTTTTGCCTTTGACCTTGGCCTTGCCGTCCTTGCCGCCGTTGCACTCGACCGTTGTAGACCAGCCGCCTTGCGTGAGCGTCTGTTCAACGCTGTCGATCAGGTACTGACCGTCAAGCCCGGGCTTGAACCCCTGCGCATCAATGACGCGCTCGGCAAACAGATCGGTGCGCCCTTCCATTTCCAGCCGCACCGTGGCGGTGCTGCGATTGAATGCCGCCAGACGCGCCTTGGCGGCCGCTGTAGCAGCGGTTTCGTTCGGGTAGATGTGCCGGTCGGTGTGCACGGGCGGCAGGCCTTCCGGGGCCTCGCTGTTGCCCAGCTCGACCACCTTCAAATCGCCGGTCTTGGGGTCTTTGTGCTGGGTCTTGACTGCCTTTTGAGTCGTCCGGTCACCCAGGTTGAAGTCGTAGCGAAGCACATCCGTTTTTGCCAGCACCACGACCCCCAGCGCCTTGCCGGTGGTGCTCAGCTCGGACTGCCGAGGCATGACCAGCAGCTTGCCATCGGCCAGTTTTGCGGTGCAGTCGTGCAGCCTGGCCAGCCGCGTGATGAAGTTAAAATCCGACTCGCCGCGCTGATCGATCCGCTCGACCTTGGTCTGTACCGGGCACACCGGCTCCCAGCCGTTGCGGGTCGCAATTTCCGTGACGATCTGCGACAGCGGCACACCTTCCCAGCTCCCGCTGCGCGTGGTCTTGCCGCTGCCACGCATGTCGGCGGCCTTGCCGCTGATCGTCATCGTATCGGGCGGGCCGGATACCTTGATCTGATCGACCGTGTATGAGCCCATGCGCGTGAGCGGATGGCCTTCATAGCCCATCAGCACTTCGACCTTGCTGCCGCGCTGAGGCAGCGCCACGGCCTGATCGCGGTCATCAATGCGCAATTCGAACTCGTCCGACTCCATGCCGGGCTTGTCCGATACGCGTAGCATCAACAGTCGGTCGTTGATCAGCACAGTGATGTCATTGCCGTCGGCAATGATCCGGTACGTCGGTTTCATAGGACTCCAGAAATGAGAAAGCCCCGCACAGGGCGGGGCTCGTTACGCGTAACGCGGGTCAGCCGAACAGTTGCAGCAGCTCCACCGCCGGCGCCGACAGATCCGGCAGGTGAATCACCAGGCCGGCGCGATACGGCTGCGCCTGCCGGGCCAGATCCGGGTTGGCCTCCAGCACCGCTTCCACGGTGCCGTTGAGGTGCCCGTAATGCTGCTGACAGATGACATCGAGCAGATCCCCATCAGATGTTCTGCAGATCGTTGCCATAGCTTACAAACTCCAGAGAAAAGCCTTGTTTGCGGGGAATCCCGCCGGCCAGCAGGTTGCTCTGTTCCTCATCGACACTGAGCAAACACCAGTCGCCCAGCACTTCGCCGTAACCTGTCACCAGGTTGAGCGGCTGCAGGTTGCGACCAATGCTGCGCAGGGTGTTGAGCTGGCCGATCCCGCCCTTGTAGCCGGGAAAGATCACGCCCTTGATGCTGATCTTGTCTTCACCAAGCCCGACCGCCTGTTGCGCAACACTGCGCCGCAAACGCTCCTGGCCCGCCCACTTGAATGACGTCTGCCGGTGCAGCTCGTCGAACGCGGCCGTATCCAGGTTGAAGTAATACGGCTGCACATTGGGGTTGTGTGACTGGATGATCAGCAGGTGCGGGAAAGGCGTAACCGCCTCGGGTTGCGGCGTTGCCTGCGCCGCCAGGCTGGTCGTCGGAACGACCGTGGTCATAGAGGGGTTGACCTGCCCAGTCACCCGCCCGACTTCCGAGGTCACCCGGGCGGCCTGCTCCTTGAACGCCCCCAAGCGCTCCTGAACCTGCCAGGCCGACGAGACGGCCGAGCTGTAGGTTGAGGCCACCTGCCCCACTTTTGACTGAGCCAGGCCGATGGCACGCGTCACCCGGCCCAGCTTGCCGCCGATCAGTGGCCCCACGAACGGTATGTTTTCCAGCTCCGACGCGGCGCCGGTGATGTCACTCACCGCCCCCGCGAGCGGGGCCAGCATGCCGTCCATGCTCTGCCGCCCGGCCTCACCAGCAGCAACCAGCCATTTCAGCGATGATTGCAGTTGCTCCATGTACGCCATGAGCGCTCCTTAGACGTGCGGTTGATCGTATAGCTGGGTCGAGGCCTGCCGGCTTGCAACTTCACGCTGGAACGCTTCCCAGTGCCGCTGAAGGTGCGGCAACAGATCGCGGGCCAACTGCGCCGGATCTTTCACATCGCCATCCACCCGAACGGGCATGTTTGGCGAGAATGTGAACGACTGGTCGACCTTGGCGCCTGCAGCAACCGGCGGCGCTGCAGCCTTGGCCATTTCCTGCGCCGGCGGCGGGGGTGGCGCGGCCTTGGCCAGCTCGCGCACCACGTCACCCGGCGTAATGGCCGGAGTACGATCGGCAGATTTCGCCGGCACTTCGACCGGCGCCGGGGCGCGTACTGCATCGCCCAGTGCCGGCGGCTTGACCTCGGGCTTGGGTGGCGCTGTTACGCGCAACGCATCACCCGGTGCCGGCACAGGTGGCGGCATGGCCTTGGCCAGCTCGCGCACCGCTTCACTCGACATCATGAGCGGCACCGGAGGACGTACCGCATCCCCCAGAGCCGGCGGCTTGACCTCGGGCACTGGGGGCACCGTTACGCGTAACGCATCGCCCAGCACCAGGGGGGGCGCTTGGACAACAGGCTTTATCGGTGCCGCCGGCTCTACCGCCACCGGAGGCCTTACCGCATCGCCCAACGCCGGTGCAGGTGGCGGCACGGGCTCCGGCTGTTCGGGGGCAGAGCCGAACAAGTCGCCCAGCCACTTGCCCACCGACGACTCGTCTTCCTTGGCTTCGCCGCCGTCCTTGTCCTTGGTTTCATCCGCCGGCGCGTCGTCACCGAACAGCGTCTTGCCCAGCCAGCTACCGCCGAACTCCCCGCCCATGCTGCCGAGCATGGCACCCACCGCACCCCCGACCGCTGTACCGATCACCGGCACGACGGAACCGATGGCCGCGCCTGCAGCAGCGCCGGCCAGCGTACCCGCCAGGCTGCCGGCGGCCGCGCCGTAGCCTTCGGCTTTCTCGTCATTGGTTTCGGCGGTCATTGCGACGTTTACCGCCGACATGCCGGCATCGACCAGCGAACCGCCCGGCAGGCGCTTGGCCAGGTCACCGACCTTGCCCACCGCGCCCATCATCCGACCAATGCGGCCAATCTCGGGCGCCGGGGGCGGTGCCGGCGGAATCGGCGGTACAGGTGGCACCGGCGGGCGCGCACCAGGTCGTGACCCGGAACGCGCCCCATGGCCACCCTCGCCGCCGTCGTCATTGCCGCCACGTCGACCACGACCACCACGACCCCGGCGACCGCGACCGCGCCGGCCGCCGGCATCAGCCTGAGCGCCGCCACCGGCAGCACCCGGCCCGCCGATTTCCGAGGCGTTCACGACGAACACCTTCTGCAGCTCGACGGCGCCGCCTTCGCCATCGCCGCCGTCGTCGCCACCCTCATCGTCGTTGCTGGCATTCTGGAAAATATCCAGCAGCTTGAGGCCGGTGCCCACCAGGCCGCCGGGCGCCTCGTCTTCACCGTCGCCGCCTTCGGCCTCTGCATCACCCTCAGCGGCTCCAGGGCCGCCCATGCGCAGCGTTTTGATACCTGTCTCTACCAGCCCCAGCACTTTGCCGCGCATGCCTTCCTCGGGCGCCTCAGCACCTTCGGCGGCCTCACCTTCACCGGCACCCTTCTTGCGAATGGTCTTGACGCCGGTATCGAGCAGATCCAGCAACTTGCCACGCACGTCGGGCGGGTCTTGCTTGTCGGCCTTACCCTTGCCGTCCTTGTCCTCCTTGTCGCCCTGGGCGGCGGTGCCCGGGGTGTCCTTTCCTGACGCGCTGTCGCCATCGTCCTTGTCGGCGCCGGCATCGTCGTCAGCATCAGCGGCGGCGGCCTTCTTGCCGAACGCACCGAGCCCCAAGGCCAGCAGGCCCAGCACTTTGGCGCGCTTGCCGCCTTTCTTGTCGTCGTCGCCATCCTTGCCAGCGGCCTTTCCAGCCGCCTTGCCGGCACCCTTGCCATCGCCCTTGTCGTCGTCGGCATTCGTGACGAATACCTTCTGGACCTTGTTCGGGTCACCGGCACCGAGCCCCCCAACTTTGCCCCGGGCGATATTGAGCAGACCCTTGCCGATCGTGAAGGCGCTGAACGCGGTCTTGAGCCCGACGAATGCGGCACCGATGGCCACGGCACCGGCGATGACCGATTGCGAGCCATCAGACAGGCGCGTGAACTCCTGCGCCACTTTCGTGATGCCCTGAGCCACCTGATCGGTAATCGGGCGGATGGCATCGCCAATGCTGCGCATCGAGTCGTTGAGCGCCTGCCCGGTCTCAGCCCAGCGCTGATTCGACGTCTCGCGCCGTTCGGACAGGTTCTTGTCAAGAATACCTTTCGAGTTGCCCGCCGACGACTTGAGTTCCTCATACAGCGCCTTGTTTTGCGTGTACGCCTGCAGCGCCGCCTTGACCTGCATGTCAGCGAAAATGTTGCCCGTTTTCAGGGAATCATTCAGCGCCTCGATCTGGGCCCTGGCTTTTGCGGGGTCCGTCTCCTTGTTGATCTTGGCCATCGCTTCGGCCATTTGTTTATCTTTCTTGGGGTCCGTCTTCTGGACGTACTCCTGCGCCAGGGCAAAGCTGGACTCCAACGTGGATTTTTTGTTTTGCAGGCCGGTTTGCATCGACTTTTCATAGTCAATGCCAACTTTCTTGTAGGCATCAACGGTGTCACTCGCACCGATCTTGCCCATCCAGTTTTTCAGGTTGTTCGCGGCTTCGTCGCTGCTGCCGGCAGACTTCATCTGCACCTGCAGAATCGCGCCCAACTGCGTCACGGCATCCATGCCCGTGATTTTCATACCGGCCATGTTCGACAGCAGTTCGGGGAACCACTTGGCCATGTCGGCCGCTTCAAAACTGCCCGCTTGGCCTTGAAACGCAATGGCCTCCAGCGCCTGTTCCATCATTTTCGGATCAGTGATCTGAGCGTTCTGCCCCAGGGCGCTGATCATTTTCGCCGTCGTGGTGCCATCAGTGCCTTGACCGATGGAAAATTTCGCCGCGACAGGCGCGTACTCCAGTGCCTTTTTCACATCCATGCCGGTGCCGACCAACTGGTTGACCAGGTCGGCCACGTCGTTGCGCGCCATGCCGGTGTCACGCGAGGTCTGCACCACCGTCTGTGCCATCTGCGCTTCTTCGGGCTTGCCGGCCATCCCGGCCTTGATCGCAATGTCCCGAATCACCGCCTGATAGTCGCCGCTGATCTTGGTCGGCACCGCGACCATGCCAGCGCCGGCCACCGCCTGGCCGATGTTCGACCTCATCGACTCTTTGCCGGCCTGCACCTGCTGGTGGCCTTTAAGCTGCAGATCGGCCGACTTCGCCTCCTGCCCGAGCCGGCGGTACTCCTGACCCAGCTTGCCGACCTGAACACCTTGCTTGCGCAGGGAGTCCAGGTTTGTGTCGAGCTTGCGCAACAGGCCATCGGCCGATGCCACACCGCTGTCGTGTGCGCGCTTCCACTCATCACGCAGCTTCATCGTCTCGCCAATGATGTTTTTCAACACCTTGGCCTTGCTACCTTTGGCCTCCAGCTTCTGGATACGGCCCTCGACCGCGTTGAACGCGGATCCGAGCGACGATGCCACAGCACCGCCGATTACAAGCGCCAGTGCCATTTTTGCCATGCGCTATTCCCCCGTGCGTGGCTCAGTCCGTGAGCCACCAGACCATGTCCGACCAGGGCATGTCCGTTATGTCAGTGGCCGAAAAGCCCAGCTCCCGGGCCAGTCTTTTGGACAGACTTTTCTGGATCGAGGGATCAAAGCCCGTCGTCTTGCACCATACGAAAATAACCCGCCTGCAGGCGGGTGTAATCCTTAAGGCGCAAGCCGTCCAGGTCATTGCAGCCAACCTCGGCCAGCGAGGCGAACAGGCTGATTTCGCGCTGTTCAGCATCACCGCCGGCGGTCGCTTGCGCAGTACGAACGTCACGCACGGTCGGCGCACGAAACACGATGCGCTCATGAGGAATGCCGTTCAGATCTGTCTTTTTGCTCAGCGTGACGGTAACGCCATCAAGCGTTACGTCCAGATAGTCAGGCTTGGGCTGTTCTTCCTGCACCAGGAAGAAATAGCCCGCTTGCACACGGGAATAGTCCTTGATGTGCAGGCCTTCCAGCTCCTTGCTGTTGACGCCGGCCAGCGCCGCAAACAGATTCATTTCCGCCTGTTCTTCATCATCAGCGCCCTTGTTGGCCTGGCGAGAATCGATCACCAGCGGTTCGCGCAGCATGATGCGGCCCTGCGTGACGCCACCCAACTCGACCGGCTTGCTCAGCGTGACAAACACGCCGACAGGGGTCGGCTCCAGGTATTTCGGCAATGGTTTGCCCATGAACAGATGTCCTTGTTATTGCGAGAGGGAGGAAAGGGAGGGGCGTTACAGACCCAGGGCCTGACGCTGGGCGGCGAGCTGGTCGACGCCGTTGATCACGCGCTTCATGCCGAGCGCATCGATCTCGTACATCACAGCGCCGTCGATTTCGAGCTTGTAGTAAGTCAGCGCTACGGCATGCTTGACCTCGGCCTTGTCGCCGGCCTTCCAGTCGCCCATGTCGACCTCTTTGAGCAGCCCGCGCAGGGTGACAATGACGGGCTTGATCACGCCTTTCAGGCCCTTGAAGGCGCCACGGAACACCCAGTTACCGGCGGTCCCATCGGCCAGGCCAAAGAATTTCAGCGATTCCTTGCGCACGCCGGTAGTCGTGAAATTGGCCTCTTGCTTCTCCATGCCCATGTCCAGCTCGATAGCGGCATCCATGCCACCTGCGCGGTGTTCCTCGGTCTTGATAGTCAGCTTGGGCAGGGTCAGGCTGGGGACGTCGCCTTGAAAGCTCACGCCATCCGCGAACAGGTTCATGTTCGCCAGCGTTTCTGGAATCAGTGCCATTGCGTGCGCTCCTTAAGCGGCGATGTCGAGGACTTCGTTCAGCCACTGGTTCGTGACTTCGAAGCGGAAGATCGGGTTTTCTGCAGGCGGCACGTCCGTGAAACGAATGTTCCAGTACACCTTGCCCTGCTCCAGCGAGCTGGCCGTGTTCAAGACAGGGTCCGCGTAAACCTCGAAATTGATGATCGCGCCCTGATTCTTGAGGTCGCGCATGAACGCTTCCAGGCCATCGGTCACATCCTTGATGTAGGTCGCGGTAATGCCTTGGTCGACGGCCCATTGATGCCCGGCCTGCACGGCATCCATGATGATGTCCAGGGTGCGTACGCGAGTGACGAACGACCATTTCGCATCACTCGACAGCGTGCGGTTGCCCCACAGGCGGTAGCCGCCGGCCCGGATAATCGTGGCCACCAAGGCATTGTTCAGCAGGTTGGCCCGGCAGGTTTCATCGCCGGCCAGGTAATCAACCGAACGAGTGGTGCCGGTGATACCGACGAACTCCTTGTTCGACGGCGAGGCCCAGAAACCGTACTCGGCATCCGTCCAGGCCCAGAGCCCCGCCGTCCAGGCCGAGGCGGGCCCGTCAAGGGTGTCGTTCGCGGCGGTGTCCCAATACTGCACGCCCGGGTCGACCATCAGCAGGCGCTTGGAACCGAACTTGGCCGCATAGGAAATAGCCGCTTCATCAGTGGTGCCAGGGCCGTCGATGATGCCGATACCGCGCAGCTTGGCAGCCAGGGAATCCATCGTCGTAGCGACCGCCTGAGTGGCGCTGTGCTTGGGCGCGATCAACAGACGGGGCTGCGCGTTAAAGCGGCTTTTGCCATCGAGCAGGGCTTGCAGGCCGGTACGCTTGCCGTTGGCCAGTACGCCGCCGATGATGGCCGAGGTCTGCTGCGCCGGGTCGGCCACCTTGGCCACGCCACACGCGACGATCACGGCCTTGGCGCGGGTGTAGATCGCCTTGCAGGCCTTGGCCATAGCTGATTCAGCGCCGAATGCTGCAATGGCTTCGCGCTCGTTCGTGATCAGCACCAGGTCATTTGCCGCTGCTGTCGGCGTGCTGGTCGCGCCCGGGCCCGGGGTGAACGTGTCCACCAGGCCAATGATCGAAGACGACGGCAACGCGATGGTACGGGCCCCGGTGTCGACGAGCGCCGTGGTAATGCCGTGATAAAAACTCATGGATACACTCCAGAAAGCACAAGGGCCGCCCATGGCGACCCTGTAGAAACGACAACGCCCCTGAATCGGGGCGCTTGTGTGTTGCCGGCAGGCTTACAGGTCTTGAGCGGCGTTGCCGACGCCTGCGATACGGGCCGTGATTTGGGCGGCGGCGGTATCGGTAATGAACTCGACACCGTCGTGATTGATCGCCAGAGCAATGTCGCGCTTGGCTTTGAGGCGAATGGCACGAACACCATTGATCGCATCACGGAAGGCCGTGGCAGCGGTCAGAATGCTGTCTGCCGCTTCTTGGGCTGTTACCCCGGACGCTACCACCAGCGCCTCAACAGAGCCCGGGGCATCGCCCTCATAGCCCGCCGCTGTGAACGCCTGCGCTTCGGACGCCGCAATATCGTATTCAACGGCGCGGGAACACTCGCCCAGCACCAAAATACGCGCTGCATCGGCGGCCTTGTCGACCTGCTGCTGACCGACCGCCACAGCTACTTCCAGTGGCAGGCCCTGAAAGTCGAAGCCCACATAGGAGCGGCCCTGAAACGTGATACTGATGTCTTTGATTTGCATAAACCGGCCTTGATAGTGAGGGTTAGAAAGTGGTCAGGTTGGTCAGCACGTTGCTTTGCGCATTCGACTGCGCACCAGCAGCAAGACCGAAAACATAACGCCCGGCAAAGCCCGAAGGGAACGTGGTGTTGTAGACCTCCAGCAGCAACGCCGAGGTCGGTGAATAGGCCAGCAACGCCGTGGCACCGGACGCATCAACGATTTCGCAATCCAGCAGCTTGACCTGCACCAGCGGCGATTGCCCGCTGACACTCCCCCGGAAAAAGGTGTTGGGCCCGCCCAGAGGGGGGTTGGTCAAGCCGGTGACCGTCGGGAAGTTGAGACTCACATCCTTGAAGGTCACGGCAGAGCCGGCCAGCATCAACAGCGCCGCCATCCAGTTGGTGTTACTGGTGCTGTTGAAATAGTTACGCACCATCAGCTTTCGTTTCGTACCCGGCACAGAGGACGTGATAAACAGCGAAATACCGTCCAGCGAGGTATCAGTGTCGAAGATGTAATCCGACAGCAATACAGCCTGACACGACCCACCATAGGGGGTGCTGGCCACCGCCTTGTCGATGGTTTTGAACGGAGACGCGAGCTTGCCCGTGTTGGCGTCAGAGCCTGCGACATTGTCGACGTAATAGACTTTCTTGTTGTTCGGGATCGCCAACAGCGCGTCGGTCACGGCCGCATCGATACTGGCCTTTCGGGAGTTGAAGTAAGCGATCAAGCTGTTAGCGGCCGACGTCAGTTCGGCGATGCCAGATTCCAGACTCATGTGATAAACCTCAGAGTGTTTTTACGAAAAGGGTTTGCAGGGAGATAAGCCCTGCAGCGTTTACAGCGATGGCGGCCAACAGGCCGTCGCGGTCGGCGTCCTGCCGCAACTCGCCCGCCTTCATCCGGTCGGTCAGACTGGCAATTTGCAGGCCTTCGACTTGATGCAACCGGGCATGCTCTCCCAGCGCGTCCTGCTGCCGTACACCGCGCAGTAACTCGTGAAACAGTGCGGTCGCCAGCGCCGCGCCCTGCTCGGCCAGGTCAGCCTTGTCCGTGTCTTGTCGCCCTTCGGCCAGGCGCATGCGCTCTGTCAAAGACTCAAGCTGGCCATTGGCAGCGAAGTGCTGCCGGGCATGGCTGTTCAGCAGTTCCTGCTGTCGCAATCCACGCAGTTGCTCGGCCAGCATGGCGGTGGCCTGCGTCGCCAGCGGACCGGCAAGACTCAAGCTCAGGCCGGCTCCAGAACTGACAATGGTCACGCTGTCCGCCGGCAACGCGGACAACGACAGGTCGTAAGCCAGCAGAATGCTTGCGTTCGCCGCCTTGTACGTCAGGGCCTCGGTCGGGTGCGACCAGACGGCGAGCAACGTGCCGTCGGTCAACTTAAAGCCAACCTCCCGAACCCAGAACGCATGCGGTCCATCGGCCAGTGCGGTGATATGCAGCATCGTGCTGCTCAGGCGCTCACCGTCGGCGATGGGGTATTCAGCCACTTGCGTGACCAGGCTTTTCTGATCGGCACTGGGCGTATAGCTCGACGTGCCCAGTACGATGCTGCCGATCCGGGCCGAGACGCCGGTGTTATCGGCGGTAAAGATCGCCGCCAAGCCGGTTTTGGTGATCACAGGTTGTAACGGGGTACTCATAGAACGGCCTCCATCGTGCCGCGCACGACTGTCAGGGACCGGGTTGCACAGGCCACTTGCAGCCCGGCCTCGGCGTTGATCGGTTCGCTCTGCAGCTCGACAACCTGTCGAACCACGCCCAGCGATTGAGTGGTGTTGGCGACCTGCTGGCCTTGGGCGAACGTGTCGGCCAGTGGCAACTGCGCCTCAACCGTCTGCCGCATCAGCGCCCGTGACTGGGTGGCATTGGCCAACTGCAGGCCGCCGTCAAAACGCGCGCCCAGTGCGAACGAGTAATGACTGCGCTCGTTCTTGGTTGCATCGATCAGGGCGCGCAGCCGCTCGCCCAGTTGCGGCGAAATAATCGAGCCTTCGCCTTCGCGGTTCTCGTTCGCCCAGACCGTGATGTGGAACGTGTACGGCGCCGCGTTCGGGATCTGCTGCCATTCCTTCACGTCGGCATTGACCCGTACCGCTTTCAGTACCCGCCGGATTGCGCCCAGCGTGCCCTTCGTCTTGTGGACCGGGATCGCTTCGCGGATCAGCGCCCGGCGCTGGGCGTCGTCGTTCGCCGCTTCCCAGCCCTCCACGCGCATGGCCCAGCCGAGCCACGGCAGGAAGTTGGGCGGGCAGCGCGCCGAATCGGCAATCCCCCGAATGACCTCGGGGTCAATGCTTTGGTCGCAGGCGACCTCCAGGGCCCGTTCCAGCGGTGTCGAGTTGTCCGGCAGCAGGCTCATGGCGCCACCTGCGCGTTCAACTGAATGGCTGTGCAGTTGGGATACTGCCGCTTGTTACACGTCACCCCGTCCAGCGGCTGCAGCAGCTCGACTTTGCTGATACCCGACACATGCAGCGCGGCATAGATCGCTGACAGCGACAGCTCCCCTTCCAGACGCCGGGCCTCGGCAAGGGCCTTGTCCAGGTTGGCCCGGGCTTGCGCCCTGACTACACTCGGGCTGGGCCCTGCCTCTACCTGCAGGTTGGCCACCACCTTAAAATCAAGCGGCTGGCCGAGCTGGGTGCGCGGCCGATCCGTGAGCGGGCGCACCGTTTCCGCTGACAGTGCGGTTTGCACGGCCCCGACCAGGTCGACGCCAGGAGTGACGGCGTCAACCCGGGGCAGCACGGCCAGCGACACATCGCCGGGCAGCGGGTTGGCCAGCCCGGCGTCGTAATCGCAGACCAGGACAATGGCCCCTGCAGGCAACTGCGCTCTGAGTGCCGCGTTGACTTCCACCCCGACAAAGGTGGGCGAATCGACCGACACGCCGGCTATCTCGGCCGACGCGCCCAGGGCGTGGTATTCGTAAGCGCCGCGACTGCCGGCAACCGACAGCGCTTCCAGTGACAGCCGCGTCCGATAACGCAACTCCTCGTTACCTTCCATCACAGCGGCCACCGGCGGCACGGCGTTAGGCTTGGCCGCGACCAGCACCAGGCGCTTTACGCCGTAGTCGGCTGCCCGATTGTCCAGATCCGCGCCTTTGGCATAAGCCAGCAAACTGGCCTTGGCCGCCGCGTTGACCCGGGCCCGGCCCAGCATCTGCTGATAGGCCGCGACCTCCAGCAACTTGACCACCGGGTCAGACTCCAGCAGCGCTGTCCACTGATCGCCCATCTGCCCGCGAAAATTGCTCAGTGCCTCCTGATACAGCGTTTCGAACTCCAGGGTTTCGATGACATCGGGCGGGGGTAACAGGGAAAGATCGATCATGCACTTACCTCCAGGACTGCACTGCTGCCCAGGTACTGGCCGGTCAACTGCAGAGTGATCTGGCCGTCAAGAACGGCTGTCACCCGCACCCGTTCCAGCTTCAAGCGCGGTTCCCAACGGCCCAAAGCGCGGGCGACTTCGGCCTGTACCGCGCTTTTCCAGCCCTCATTGACCGGCAGGTCGACGTAATCACGTAGCCGGCTACCGTACTCAGGCCGCATCCGCCGCGATCCGAGGCGGGTTGTCAGGATGTCTTCAACCGACTGGCGCAAATGCTCAACGCCGTGCCGAGCCTGGCCATTGCGGCGGTCCAGGCCAATCACGGCTATTCAGCCAGCAGCTTGAGTTCGGGGTGGCCGGCGAGATAGGCCAGCGCCTCGGCATCATCGGCCGGCACCTCGACGCGGCCGCGCAGCACTTTCAGCTCGCGGTCGTTCTGCAGGAACAGCGAGCGCGAGGTGTAGAGCGTGTCGGTGTAGATCACGGTCGCCAGGGCGGCCGGGGCGACTTCGCCGGCGGCGGATTGCTCAGCATCGTCGACAGTGGGTTTTTTCACAGTGGCCATAGGACCCTCCAGAAACGAGAAAGCCCGCACGGGGCGGGCTTGGATGGATGTTTAAATCAGTGCTTGTGATTCGGCGTGTTGCCCTTGGTGTCGATGATCGAGCCCATGCCGAAAATGTCGCCCGTTACGCGTAACGCGCCCTCGATCTGCACCGCCCCCTTGAGGGTGATATTGCCGGCCTCAATCGTTGCGGTGCCCGACTTGGCCGTTATCGCATCGTCGGTCAACACAGCCTCGGTGCTGCCCACCTTGATGTTCACGGTGCCCGTGGGCAGATCGATGGTGTAGCTCTTGGCCTGCCAGTCGTAGACCAGAGAACCGCCATCTTCGAACCGCCAGACCTCGACGTGATCGCGGTTGTCAGCCTGCGCGCCGGCCGCGCCGTACAAGCCCGGGTTGAACGTACCCTGAGCGGGGTCACCGCTCGGGCTGTTCAACATGCCCTGCTCGCCTTCGCTGGGCGCCCGCCAGTGCCGCGACTTGCCAGCGGCCTGTGCATGCCAGCGTACCCAGGCGCTGGTCCAGCTCCCGCCATCGGACACGCGTACCCGGGCGTTCGCCAGATCAACCGCGACAACACGGCATTCAATCGCCACGCCAGCCAGCATGCGGTCGTGCTCCGCTGCTGCGAAGCTCATGGCAGGTCGCCTAATTGATCGGCCGGCACATAGTCAGGCTCATGGCCTGGCCCGACATCAGGGTGAATACCCCAGACCAGCGAACCTGGTGGCTGAACTGGCCAAGGCCATTCTTCCTCGCCCAGGTAAACTCCCTGCGTCCACTCGACGACCCACACCACATAGCTGTCCAGTTCCGGTCGAGACCAGTCCTGACCTGCACGCTCAAACTGGGCAGCCTCTACTTCTAGCCCCCAGTGCTGCATACGCAGCAGGATCGCTAGTTGGGCCGCGCTCCAGGCCGCCAGCTTATGGCAATCATCTGTTTCAGCACCGACGATGATCCGCGCCTCAAGCCGCAGCACCAGCGCGGTCTCACCGGTGCCTGGGTCGTCGCCTGGCTCGAAGTCAGCAAGCTCGATCACTACCGCCGGAACGTCAATGCGGCTGAGCATGTCGGGCATGGTGCCGACATAGGCCAGCCCCGGCAGATGCTGGTTGATATGCAGCTCAATCGCTGCGTACAGCTCATCAAGCTGGAAGGGTTGGTCAGCCACGGCCACCTCGCAAATACTTCTGCAGTTCGTAATTCATTTCCTGGGCCAGCACATCACGCATGCGCTCTTTGGCTTTTCGGGTCCAGGCTTCGAAGTGAGGGCGAACCGCCTCCAGCGAAACCTTGGCCTTGGCCAGAGGGAACCGGCTGCCGTTCTCACCGACCCACCCTGAGCTGGGCCCACCGCCGCCAGACACTTCACTGCCCGGGTAATCGCTCGCCCGGAAGTGCTTGCTGGCCGTGCGGATCCAGATGTCAGGCTTACCGCCATACACCTTCTTGAAGAAGGCGCCTTCATACCGGCGCTTGCCAACACTCACACCCGAGCGCGACTGCCGGGGCCGGCCAGTGCGGCTGGCTTCGATGGGCTTGATACCCATCCACAACTTGCCCTGCCCTTGGCCGCTGCCGGTGAGCGGGAACACCCGCATACGACGCCGCACCGCCGCAATGGCGATGCGTTCCTGCTGGCCGACCGTCCGGCTGATGTGTGTCTGCAACCAGCGCAGGGTCTTGTTGATCGCCCGGCGCTGGGCCGCTGCTGCGGCCTTGGGCACCTGGTCAGCGAAAGTCGTGAAGGCTGCCAGATCCGCCTTGCTGGTTTGCAGGGTGATCAGGCCGCTATCGGCCGAGGTCTTGTAATAGCTGCCTACGCTCATGGCTTGATCCTCAACACCAGGGTCACCAGGCCATCGCCCGTGGGTTCGATATGGACAATCGTGTAACTCCCGCCCCCATCCTGCACCGGCAGGTTGACCGTCAGGCTTTGCGCCTTTGCTACCCCATCGCTGTCAGCAACACGCACGACAAAGTTCGGCTCGCGCAGTGCAGTCCTCAACTGGCCCAGCTTCGGCTGTAACCAGGGAGCAGAGAACATGCCCCAGACCGTACGGCCCTCGATCACACCTTCATCCGACAAGGTGTCGAAAACGACCGTATCAATGTCAGCCACCAGGTCACGGAAGCTCATCGCTACATCTTCAGGCGGATCTGCGCCCGAGGCCGGGTGCAGATGTGCAGCGGGTTGGACTGGGCCTCACCGGCCACGCCCTTGCCGAATGGCAGTGGCTCCAGCTTGCTGTAATACGGGATACCCAGGGTGTTGACCGTCTCCATATAGTCGGCCGGGGCGAATGCCGAGATATAGAGGTCAGGGACGTCTTCCGGCACGAGCAAGGCTTCATCGTCGTGCACAAACGAAATACCGGCGACCTTGCCGCGATAGCGTTCCCAAACGATGCCTGCAAACTCGAAGCTGGCCCGCGCATCGCCACGCAGCTCAGCGGCAGCGGTAGTCGCCAGATAGCTTTCCTTGACCGACTTATGAACAATCAGCTTGTTCCAGAAGTTCTTGCCGCAGAACGCCCGCGAGCCGGAGCTGGTCACGCTGCCCAGCGCATCCTCTTGCATGTCCAGCGCTTCGCCTGCTTTCACACGGACATCCGTGGCCGGATCGTTCAGCCCCATGACCAAGGTTTGTTGCTGTACACCAAAGCGTTCATGGATGTTGAGCAAGACGGTTTGCCCGTCCGCGTCAAGAATCAGACCGTTCAGTGCTCCCATGCGCTGGAACTCATGGGTAGCATCCAGTTGCCGGCGGGCCTTGGCCAGTCGCGCATTGACGACATCTTGAGCAGCCTGCAACTCGGTCTGGCTGCCGAAGGCGCGGATACTCTGGATCTCGTCGGCCTTGATGGTGAAGCGCTCTGGCAGGTGCACGGTGTTGAACGGGATCATGCTGCGCTTGCTGGAACCGACCACCAGCCCCGAGGTACCACGCTCGCCCGCTGGCACCAGGGCCAGGGTGTCGCCGTCCTTTTCGATCTGCACCGTCAGGGTCTGAATGCCCTGTTCCTGGAACAAACCCAGGCCGCTGATACGGCCCGGAAGGTAAGGCTGTTCGTTGATGGCCACGGTCAGCGCCGGCACCCCAAACACCAGGTCTTCAAAAATATTGATTTCAGCCACGAATAATTCTCCAGAAACGCGAAACCCCGCCATTGCGGGGCTTTAATAGGTTGATGAGCCAGAGAGACTGGCGGGGGAACGTCGCTAGCGAACGATCACCGACTGCTTGCCCAGGGCCTTTTCAGCATCCAGATCCAGGCCCGTCAGATGCGCTTCGCTAACCTCGGCCAGACGCACCACGGCACGGCCACGGCGGACAATGTCCGAGGACGCCAGACCGGCGAACAGGATGGCCGAGGCCACTTCACTGCCGTCCTCAGCCGTCGGATCGTACGGCGCGAACTGACCCGATGCGGTCACAAGACCCAGCAACTGGCCGGCCGGCAAGGCATCACCGGCGATCACATTGATGGATTCGCGAGAGATACTGCCGCTGCCTTCGGACAGCACAAACTCGCCGGGGTGGATCGGCTCTTGAATGATGCTCATGGGGGTTACCTTCTATTGGCGGCTGAATGACCGGTTTGCGCCGCACGGCGAGCGGCATAGATGTTGTGCACATCAGGTTGCTTGGCGGCAGGCTTGCTGGCCGGGTCGTCGTTGATGGGCAGGCTGTTATCGATCTCGATCCCTTGACCGGTGCCGACCACCTTCTCGAACAGCCGGGCGCGCACCGCCGTGGTGTCGAGTCCGGCCGTGACGTACTCGGTGGCCAGCTCCGGCAAGCGAGCAGCCACACAAAGGGTGTGGATCTGTTTGGCCTGGCCAATGGCGGCTTTCACCACCGCCTCGCTGGCCAGCTTGGTGCTGCTGATGATGGGCTCGACCAGATTGCTGATCCCGGCCTCCTTGCAGCCCTGGGTGATCAGCAAGGCCAGCGCAGGCGCATCCTCAGCCGTGACCGGCTCAGGCTTGGTCGGGGCCGGTTTGTCAGCGCCCAGTGAAGCGGGCGCGTTTCGGAAACGCTTCATGGCTTGCCCCTGACCCAAGCAGGCCTTGACCTCGACGCCGGTTGTAACCTCATCGACCAGACCCAACGTTTTGGCCTCGTTGGCCGTGAGCCAGGTTTCGGCATCGATCAGCCGGCGTAGCTCGACCTCGTCGATGTCCGGTGCCTTGGCTTTGTAGGCCGCCACAATGGCCTCCAGGGTCTGGTCGAGCACATCGGCGACGTGACGCAGGCCCTCGGCATCACCGGCAGCCCAGGTCCAAGGGTTATGGATCATCATGATCGCATTACCGGCCATCACCACCCGATGTGCACCGCACACCGCCACGCTCGCCGCACTGGCGGCCAAGGCATCAATCCGGCCCACGGCACGCTCACCCAGGCGGGCCAGCGCGTTGTGAATGGCCAAGCCGTCGAACAGGTCACCGCCTGGGCTGTTGAACGCGGCAATGACCTGCGATGTGCCATCGTCGACGGCACGCAGATCCTGCACGAACTGGTTGGCCGTGATGCCCCATGCGCCGATTTCGCCATAGACGTACACCTCAATGACGCCCTGCTCGGCTTCGCCGGATGCCTGGATGTGATACCAATGTTCGGCCTTGACCTGCACCTTTTTCCCGGCCTGGTTGTACACCACCGGCGCGACCGCTTTGCTCATGGTTTTTCCTCTGATTCGTCGATTGGCTCGGTGACGAGCGTTGTATAGTTGAGGCCCAGCCGCTGGGCGCGGGCGATGTCGGCGGCGTTTTCATCGTCGACGGTCTCGGCGTCGTAGCCGGTGCGCAGCACTATCTCGCTGCGAGAAGCAAAGCCCGCATTGACCTCCATGGCCCGCGCTTGAACGTCCTGCACCGGGTTGATGTAGGCCCAGCCCTGCGGGATCCAGCGGGTGCGCAGGTATTCGCGCCGACGCTGGGCGTAGTCCGGCAATTCCAGCGCACCGGACAACACGGCCATGTCCATCCAGGCGGCGCGCACCGGGCGGCATAACTGATGAACGTACACACCGAACTGCAACTGCTCGATGCGTCGGCGAAATTCGTTGAGCACCACGCGCATGACCCGGTCGCTGACCCCACGCATGTCGCCCGTGAGCAGTTCATAGGGCATGCCGGCACCGGCGGCCGCCGCCATCAGTTGCTGCCGCATGAAGTCGGGGTAGTTGTTTCCTGCATCCGGTGGCGTGGAGAACTCGATTTCCTCACCGGCCCCCAGCTCCTGCATCGTGCCGGGCTCCAAGGCCACCATCGGCGTGAAGCCATCCTGATCAAGGCTCAGGGGTGCGCCTGTGATCGGGTCGCGTGGCATTGGCCCTGCGTCGGGGGCTGGCCGCTTGATGAAGCCGGCGAACAGGTTGGCCACTTCCTGGCGGAACAACACCGCGTCGTCGTAGTTGTCCAGGCTGCGCAAGCGCTTGAGTACAGGAGCCAGGCGGGGCAAGCCACGCAACTGGCCCGGTTCCTGGGATTCAAAGATGTGTAGCACCTGCGCGGCCGGAACCCGGATCAACTGGTTATAGCCACCGTTGAGCGAGGAGGCATCACGCGGGTGCGAGCGGTACATCCAGTACGCCACGCGCCGGCCGATGCCGTTGAACTCGACCCCGGCCTTGATGACGTTGCCTGTACGCGTGACCTCAAACTTGTCATGCGGGACAAACTCGGGGGCCAGCACCTGAATCTGTAGCGGCACGGCATAACCGTCCGTTAACAGCCTGGGGCGCAGGCGCACGAAACACTCGCCGGACGTTTCCACGGTTTTTGCCACCAGCGCCTGCAAGCCGTAAAAGTCACTACGGTCATCGGCATCGGCTTCGTCCACCCAGTCCGACCACAACTCCTGCTGGACCTTGCGCAAGGCGGCATCGGTGATCAGCGGCCTTGGCGTGATGCCGGTGCCGATAAGGTTGCTGACTCGCCGGTCGATCACATTGAAGGCATACGGGTCATTGCGCAGCGCCGCCCGAGAGCGGGAACGCAGGTTGGTCAGGGCCGGCATCAACAGGCTGTTGATGCCGTTGTCGGGGGCATCCCAGTTTGATGAGCGCCGGCCTTCACCAGCGCCTTCGTAACTAGCCTTGATATTGGACGGCAACAGGAAGCCATTGCGGGTCAGGTTCGGATAGCGTGCCATCAGAGCCCCCTGCCGCCATGCCTGAGCCGGAAAGCGCGAGGACGCGCCGGCCCACTGCTGGCCAACGAGCCGCGAATCTCGTCGCGGGCTTTCAACAGTTCGTCGACGGTGCGGTATTCGACAGTCCGGTCAGCGTAGCGAACGACTTTTTCGCCGCGTGCAATGGCCGCCTCGACGGCCTCAAGGTGCTTTTGCGTAAAGGACATGTCAGCGTCTCTTCAGGTAGCCGCTGCGTGTCGAGCGACGTGGGGGTGGAGTGGCGGCCGCTGGGCGCGCCACGGGCGCAGCCGTTGGCGAGGTTGGTGGTGATGAAGGCGACGGTGTAGAAACCGGCATGGTCGGAGCCGGGCCGGGCTGGACAGCAGGTGCAGACACCGTGCGTGAAACCGGGGCCTCATCGAACAGGCCCGCCTGCGCCAGAGCTTGCCGCACCCGCGACCAGTCGCCTTCGTTGTAACGGTTGATGCCCAGGTACTGCGCCATGGCCAGGTTGTACACCATGAGGTCGAGCGCTTCGTTGCGCTCCGACTTGCCCTTGACCCACTCAATGCGCTTGTGACCCCGGACGTATCGAACGACCTTGCGCTCTGCCACACATTGCGCAAAGAAGTCATCCGGCAAGTCATTGGCAAAGTGCAGCGCACCCGGTCCCTGCTCGAACGGATAACGGTTGTAGATCCAGTCCTTGGCCGTGTCGGTGCCGACAAACCACAACTCGGCACCGCCGCGTTCGGTCTGGCCTTTCCAGGTGACATCCACCATGGACGGCCGCTGGGCGATCACAGGCCGGCCGGGCTTGTTCGCACCCTTGACGGCAAAGATGTTGCGCCAGCGCCTGACGCGGCAGAAGTGATACACCTCATCGGTGTGGTGACCACCGCTGTCCACCGCTGTGGCCAGGATCCCCAGACCCACCCCGCACGGGTGCCGGTACTTGGCCTTGAGCATTTCATCCAGCGCCGCCCAGGTGCGGTCATCCGAGGGGTCACCCGCGATCACCTGGAAGTCGACGATCCAGCGCTCCATGCCAACGCCCCAACCCACGACCATGAACTCCAGCCGGTTGCCCTGCACGTCCACGGCCCCGGTGAGCATCAGCACATCGGCTGGCATCGAGCCAAGTCCGTAGCCCGACAGACGAGCACGCTGCAGCAGCACCTCGGCTTTGGTCTGCTCGATGGCACTGTCCCATACCTTGGCCAGGCGCGTGTTGTAGAACACCTGCATCGGCTCCTGGTCGCCCTTGGCCAACGCTCTCTTGGCCCGTTCATACTGCTTGGCCAGTGAAGGCCAGTCCTGCCAGCCCAAGGGCGCGTACAAGGCATTGAGCGTAAAGCCCACCGTTTCACCGTCACCCGCCGAATGGGCACGCCACTCGCCCTGCTCAAGCATGCCGTTCTTGCAATGCTCTTCGATCAGCACATCACAGTTGGCATTGGCGCACTGGTAATGCACCACCCGATAATCCGGGCTGTAGATCAGGCGCTCCCACTCCAGCGTCTGCATGTGGCCACAGGTCGGGCATGGCACGTAGTAGTGCCGCTGGTCACTCATGTCGAACAGATCCGCGATTCGACTCGCGCCCTTAATAGTCGGGCTGCTGGAGAAATAGAACTTGGCCCGCCGCCCGAACGTCGAGCCACGCGCCTCGGCCAGTTCGATAGGATCACCCTCTTCTCCCACGTCCACGTCCCAGCGGTCTACCTCATCGCCGTAGATGTAACGGGCAGACAGCTCCGACAGGTTCGCAGCCGATCCCGCCGTAGTGATGTACAGCGCTCCGCCATCGAACTCCTTGGTGTCCAGGGTGTTGCGGGCATCCCGGGAACGGCTGTTGGCCACCCGCTCGCGCAGCTCAGGGGTAGCGGCCACCGTCTTGCTGATCCGTGACGAAATACGCTTGGCCAGGCCCAGGCTGGGCAACAGCGTCAGGATGTTCGAAGGCACCATATGGATGAGCCCGCCTATCCAGTTGAGTGCAATCTGCGTCTTCATGAGCTGCGAAGCCACCATAGTCACCACCCGTTTGCAGGGGTGGGCCGGTGACAAACAACGCATGGGTTCACGGGCATACGGTGTCCGCGCCGTGCGGTATTTCCCCGGCTCAGCAGCACCGGCATCCCGAGGGATACGCATGTACTTGTCTGACCATTCATCGACCCACAGGTCGGGATCAGGGGTCAAACCACGGAAATATGCTTCGCAGTACACCTTTGCACCGTCAGGCATTTCCGTGTGCATAGGATCAACTCGTTGAGATAAGGGCACGGTCGAGATCGACCGCAGATAAGCGCTGGGCGTCATCGAGCACGCGGCGCAATGCCGTTGTCAGGTGCCGCTCGATGTCCCACACATCGGACATGGGAACCAATTCGCCGGCGATCTGCGCAGGCAAACCCAGCAGGGCATCACGAAGTGCGCGGCCAGCATCGAAGGCGGCAGTCTTCACCGCCTCTACCTCAACCAGGTTGCCTTGGTCCTTCAAGAACTGGGACTCGGCCAGTTGCGCCAGGTAATACTCCCGGTGTGCCCGAGACTTCTGATAGTCGGCCCCCCGCCCCCCACGCACCTGGAGAGGAGGAAGGTCAACCGACGTGTCGGCCAGCGGCGCGATATGGTCCCGCACCCCCTTCTGAATCCGGGCATCCTCATGCCTGGCGGCCACAGCGGCCTTGCTGGGGTCGGCAGACTGATCCAGCAACGCCTCAGTGGCTTCCAGCTCCACCTTGCCATCAGGCGTCAACACCAGGCGATCCTGGTTGGCCAGCTTTGAAACGTAGGACTTGGCCCAGCCCCGGCGGGCTGCAAACTCCGATTTGCTGATAACCGTCATGATTGCCATCCAGTTCACCGGGTTAACCGGAATCCGTTCACCTGTTCACCTCAGTTCACTAAGCGGGTGAACCGTCCGCTAACGCTTTCCCGCGAGTTCCCTTACCCGTATGGGCCAAGATATGCCAGGGTCCCATCGGGGTCGGCGGGACCACCCCCTACTGCCCCGGTTCGCCGGGGGGCAGCGGCGCCGAGACGCCCAGGCGTTTCGCGGCCCAGCGTTCATAAAGCCCGATGGCCACGTCGGCACCGGCCATCGCGGTCAGGCAACCGAACCCGCCAGCCGTCCAGATCGACACCCCGGCGGCATACAGCAACATCATCGTCGACAGACCGCAGACCACGCAGGCACCGGAGCGCAATGCAAGTCGGCGGATCAACGACCAGCCTCGGGCGCCATCCTTGTCGGCCCGCCACATCTCACCCGACACCCCGCCGACCAGGGCCAGAATGATCACCAACCAAATTGGCATCTCAGCCAAGGCTTGCTGCTCGTCCGTCATAACAACCTCGAATTGAAAAAAAGAAACCCCGCCGAATGGCAGGGTTTGGAGTGCTGGGTGAATAACCCAGGCTGGATGCACAGCACGTGCTGTGGAACGCCGTCAGGCGGAAATCTCAGATAGTGGCGACTTTGTACCTGCGTTCGGAAAAACCGAAAAGGGGCGTTTAACGGTTGGGTCGAGTTCGACCGCACTTCAACCACACTTTGACCACACTTTGACAATTAGCCCCGACAAGCGGTCAGGAGCGCGGGGCCTGCTTGAGCTGTACACTCAGCTTCCCGGCAATCGCCCGTGCGGGGCCGGCACGCAGGATCAGTATCGTCATGACCTGCTGATGCAACGCTGTGACCCAGTTGCGGTACGTACGGTCAGCACCCTCTGCAATTCCCACCTCCCGCATCTGCTCCCGAACCGTCGCGTGGTCCAAGTACCGCAACTTGGCAAGCTTGGCGAGTCGAGGCCCGCGCCGTGCCGCACCGTTAAAGTTGCGTTCAAGTTCGGCCACCGCTGCCTCGACTTCGCTCGCAATGTGATCCAGTCCCATTCCGTCCTTGAGAATTCGTGATCCAGGCGTACCACTGGGCGGCAACCCCTTCCATTCCATGATGGTTCCCATTTGGCTGCCGACTCCAGAACCCAGGCCGAGCCGGGCGTGCTGCTCACCCCAATGAACCATCAAGTCTTCAATCGTCGCGATCATTGTCCAATCCCCTGGAAAAACTGTACCCGACACAGAATCAAACAACCCAACACAAACCCAACACACCTAAAGCCCTTTAAAATCAACACTTTCAATATATTTGTGTTGAGTGTGTTGGGTTTGTTGGGTTTATAAGTAGTCGCATGGAGTTTTTTCCTGCCTTCATATCAGCCAATAAAATATCGCTCAGGCGCGTGCGTGCGCGTAAACCCAACACACTCGACACACCACCGCTCCAGCCCGCGAAAACAGAGGCTCTCTTGTGTGTCATGTCGTCCAAATCAACCCAACACAAACCCAACACACTCGACACACCAATAGACAGATTCATGCTGCAGCCGCCTTCACATGATCCCAATCATCCACCCGCCAACCCGACAGCTTCGCCCGCTCACGCCATTCCGTGACGCTGCGCCCCAAGTCCGGCGCCTTCATTGATGGGGGAAGGGAAGCCTCTGCATCGCTCGGCACAAAGAACGCCCCAAACTTACGGGTGTTGCCTTCTGTCCAGGGTATAGAGCGGGTCTTTTCAACCTCGGAGCTGATGAACAATGAAAACTTCGTCTGGCTCATCGAGTGCTCCTTGTTCCGCTGACACCACTCCAGGAACAAGGCATAGAGATCGCTCGTCAGGCACGGTCCCCATAGGCCGCGACCCAGCTCGCCGGTGCGCCATAGATATTGAAAGGTCTGCCAGCCGGCCCTACTCAGGGCCACCAACCGCTCGCGAGCATCGGTGTTCGGTGGCCGGGTGCGCTGATCGAAGTCGCCCAGGTCGACCGTCAGCAACCAGCCATACAACGCGGCTACACCACCGCCCTGCAGCTCACGGCCGATGGCCTTCTGTCGTTCGACTGGCAGCGTTTCCATGGGCCACATGACCAACATGCGCCGGTCGCTTTCACTGATCGGCCAAGGCAGGATCTCGTTGGAGAGGAACACCGCGTTCATGTGGTTGGACTCTTCCCAACCGTTGATAAACTTCGATTCCATCCGTACCGTTTTGCCGGTCACCAAGTGCTTGATCTTGCCCACCTGGTTGTAGCGCTGATCACGGCTGACCACTTCCTCGAACACGGCCCACATCTTCCGGCTTTGCCAGGCGTTGAAGTTGCTTTCAAGCTGGGTCTGCCCGACCGTTGCAGCGTACTGGCCGTAGAGCTGACCAAACGTATCAGCGAACAGAAGGCTCTTGCCCGAGCCTTCCATTACCGAGTGCATCAGCACCGCCGTGTCCATTTTCGCCCCGAGGTGCTGCAAGGGATAAGCGAGCCAGCGCGTAAGCCACCGGGTCGCTTCCTCATCACCGTTGCATAAAAAGCCGATTAGCCAACGCAGGCTCTCGCAGGCAGCCGGATCATCAACCGGCTCAAGAGGCAACCCATCGAACGTGTTGATGTAAACCGCTGGGTCCTTTTTCATCGTTGGGTCGAAGACGATATGGTCAACGTCCACAACTCGACGTTTCGGGCTGTTCAACCACATTGGATAAAAATCCCCGAGCGCCATCTTCAGCGCGCCCTCGGCAATGCGCCGTTTCTTTTCCCGGTCCCAGACATCCTTCGTGCCATCGATGTACACATAGCGCTCAATGGGCGCCATACCCAAGGCACCGGCTTTCTTGCTCGAATCCTTTCTGTTGCGCTCAACGTCCTTGACCTGGTCATCACCAATCAGCTTTCGCCCAGGACTCTCTAGCCACTCCTTGGCCTTGGCCTTCCCGACCAAGGCTTCGTGCGCCGACTTTTTCATCCGCACCGATTTATCGATGTCCCAAACCTGCGTCGTGGCCTCAATCAATGCAAAACGCCGCAGCATTTGCTCCAGGGTCAGGCCCTCCCCCTGCCCCCCGTATTCAGGAGCAGCCGCGCTGGACTGCGTTGGGTCGCCTGTCGGCGCGCTCTCACCGGATGGGGTCGGGGAAGGTTCAGGCGGCCTTGAACGGCTGATCTCCATGCCAAGCATCTTGGCTGCGGCCTTGATCGCGTTCGACTGGTCGCCGTTATGCTCAAGCAGGCAGAACACCTCGAAAGCATCATTCTTATGGCCATTGGCGAGCGGATCGGCGGCGTGATGCGAGTAAACGCGCCCTTCGTCCTTATCAACCGTGATGCCCGGCAGACCGGTTGACGATCCAGGGTAAAGCCACTTACTACCTTTCTGCACATAGCCGTGCGCACGCAGCAGCTCGGTGACGTCATGACAACGATTGAACTCGTCGATCACAGATGGCCGGTTACCAGCCGGCGCCGATAACCGCTTGGGCTTTGCAGGTTTCGCTTTAGGCTTTGGCGCCCAAGGGCACGCCGCCTCGGCATCACGCTTGAAAATGTCCCAGTTGTTCCAGACCGCGAGCAACTCAGCCGACAGCACCGGCAGGTCATCACCTGGTGCTGTACGCCAGACATAAGGCTTTCCGGTACCAGGATGGATCGACGGCGGCAGCACGTCTTGGTGCAGGCCGGCACGCAACTCGAAAACCGTCAGCCGCGCATATTGCTGGGCCTCGGTGCGGAACAGCTTTTCTCGCGCATCATCACCGACCTTGGCCGCTTCACGAGCCTGGCGCATCAGTTCCTTATGCTTCGAGCCATCAGGGTCGTTCTCTGCTGGCCAAGCGAGGGCATGCTTTTCCAGCTCAATACCTTCAGGCACTCGGAACATGACGCGGAACCGTGCAGGGTTACCGACTACGGTTGGAAACACCAATGCCATAGCATCAAGGTCCATACCGAGCAGGTCGTAAAGCACATGACGGGTCCACTGCACGTCATCTACGTCAAGCGAACAAACGCGGCTGGGCGCATGGACCACGCCCATGTTGTAGGTCGGGTTTTCCTGCCAGAACGTCTCGGCGGCAACAGGATCAGTGAAGTAGCCGCCCGGCTTGTTCCAGGCAGCCCCCTTTGGCCCTTTCTCGCCGGGCGAGATAGGGACCAAGGCCATGTTGAGTTTTTCAATGTAGAAGCGGGCATACGACGAGATGGGAAACGACGCATCGATCATGCTCGACGCTCCCGACGCGATTGGCAGTCGATGCAGGTGAAGCACCCTTGAACGGCCTGCCGGCGAAGTTCAGGTATCGGCTCATCACAGTCATCACAAAAGATTGCGCTGGCCGCGTTTGAGGTCGACGGCACTCGACGAAGGGCAACCTGCAGGTGGTATTCAGCCTGATCATTAGCCAGATCAACTTCATCAGCCATGATCGCGACCCTCCACCGCCTGGGCAGCACCGGCCATGATGCCAAGCACTTCACGGATCAGGTCGTGACCGGCCTTTTCCAGCGCCGCGACTTCATGCTCTTCCCATACGCCGTCGACAGCACCGTGGTGCATGGTCGCTACGAAATGCCCAGCCTGAGCGAGCATGGCACCGACCGCTTTCAGGGATTCTTGAGTTGCGGGCACCGGCACCGGCTTATACCAAACAGCGCCCGCAGGACGTACTAGGGCATCGAGCAAACGCGGATCAGCTGTCAGCCTGATGACTTCTTCAAGTTCATCAGGCCCCAGCCAGCGGCGCTCTTCATCAAGATGGAGTTTTTTCTGCAACGTGTCGGTTTCAATAACCATGGCAAAAGCAAGGGCAGTTACCCCGCCCTTGTAGTCACGACCTGCACGGTAAAGCGCATGACGCAGAGAAAGGACCGGACCCGGGTCCGGCAACAGATCTGTACGACTCATAACCGTAAATGCTCCTTTTACGGTGTAGCCAAAGAAGCGGGCACGCCCTATCCTTCAGCCACGACCGAGATGCTGTGTTTGCGTGCTGTGGGCACGGTGTTTCGTTTGAGCTGACCAGATAACTGTGGAAGGGAGTCTGGTCAGCGAGCTGACAGCGTTTAATCGCTGTCCATGCCAAGCCGGGATAACCGTGGAAGGGCATCCCGGCAAGGCAACTTCAGGCAGCTTCCCGCCTTTCCTCATCCTCGGGAAAGACATCATCAAGAGTGCAAGCGAACCCTTTGGAGTTCAGTACACGGACAATGCTCCGGCACTCAGACAAGCCCGGAGTCCGGCGCAGCCTTTCGTAATGACCAATAGCGGCCTGAGTCAGGTGGACCAGATCTGCGAGCTGTTGCTGGGTCAAATTCGCTGCCCTGCGGGCCTTGGATAGAGCACTCATAGCAATCTCCTTCGGTTTCGATGGAGACAATACACGGTGTAGTTATTTCATGCAAGAAACCAATACACGGTGTCTATTGAGTAAATCAATACGAACCGTATTATTCTTCTCTATGAACGAATGGTACGAAATAGCTAAAAAGCTCATGGAAGCTCAAGGCATTAGCCAAGAGAGCATGGCCGAGCGTTTGGGGGTAACCCAAGGCGCAGTAGGGCATTGGCTGAACGGAAAACGTGAGCCGAAGCTGGAAATGATCAATCGGTTACTGGCAGAACTGGGCGCTCCAGCACTTTCAATAAATCTGCCAGATACCGTTCAAGCCCCTGATGCGGCTCCCCTTTCATCTCAACGCTTATACCGTTATCCAGTCATTAGCTGGGTAACAGCAGGTGGTTGGGCAGAGGCTGTGGAGCCTTATCCGCCTGGCTATTCAGACACGTATGAGCTGACCGACTACAAAGCAAAAGGCCCCGCTTTCTGGCTTGAAGTTCGCGGCGACTCAATGACCGCGTCGGCCGGGCGTAGCATCCCGGAAGGAACGCTGATACTTGTCGACAGCGGCATACAGCCAACCCCAGGGAAACTGGTCTTAGCAAAGCTGCCAGAGAGCAATGAAGCCACCTTCAAAAAGCTGGTTGAGGATTCTGGTCAGCTATTCTTGAAGCCACTCAACCCTGCTTATCCGCTTATAACCATGCGTCAAGATGCGCGCCTTTTGGGAACTATTGTTCGCGCCAACCTTAAGCTTTAATCCGCACACGACTTTGAAAGGCCCGCTTTAGCGGGCTTTTTCATGCCTGCTCTTCTTGCAAATGGCCATTATTCGCAATACTGTATGTATATACAGCAATAGAAAAGGAGGACACCAATGGCACAAACCACCCACAAGGCAGGGAATTCCTACGAACACCTGGTTAAAAGAGTTCAGGAAATAATCTCGAGCCCTAGATCTCAGCTTGAACACCAAGTCACCATTTCAAAAACTTCCCATGAATCGGCTCAGGACTGGGATCGATTGCTTGAGGAGATCAATGATGCTGACGGTGTGACCCTTAGCAGGCTTCAAGATGGGAGCGCTCACATCGCATGGTTTGTGGAGAAGGATGACAACGCTGTGTAGTGGCAACAGATAATCAAATTACACACTGTATTGACCGGCTGAAATACGAGATGTATTGTTAATCCTGCCCACCTTCCACAGGGCTTCCCTTCCACAGGATTACAATCATGCAGACAAAGCAGCCTCAACGCTGCCCGGTGTACCTGCACCCGGCAGCAACAACCCCCCGCATCATTGAAGTGATCCAGCGCACTACTGGCTTGGTCGTCATCGTAAGCACCAAGCGCCGCGCCGCGTTGACTGTGCCCACCTCTCCATGGGGAGGTGACGCAGCATGAAGCAAATCCTTATCGGCCTCACCGGCCATGCACGCACCGGCAAAACCACCTCTGCCGATCACCTGGCCAGCGAACATGGTTTCCAGACCTATGCCTTCGCCACTCCGCTCAAGGAAGGCATCGCCGCGATGTTCGGCCTGAACATCGAAGACCTTGAAGGTGAAGACAAAGAGCAACTGATCCCGTGGGTGGGCCGCTCACCACGCCAACTGATGCAACTGCTCGGTACCGAGTGGGGGCGCGACATGATCAGCGCGAGTATTTGGGTCGACATCGCCGAGCAGAATCTGGATGCGCTGGCCGAGCTGGAGCCCTACTCACCTGGCTTCGTGATTAGCGATGTCCGATTCGAGAACGAAGCCGACTTCATCCGCAAGCGTGGCGGTCTGATTGTCCACATGAAGCGCAACGACGCTCCTGACGTGAACGCTCACATCAGTGAGCTGGGTGTGGCCGTTCACCCACATGACCTAGTGATCAACAACGATGGCGAGCTGACCGACCTGTACGGCCAGCTCGATCAACTGGTCATTGCCCAGCACGCTGCCATCGCATCCAAAGCCGCTTGAGGTCCGCATGAACAGGAACCTCGACTCAACCGCAGCAGTCCTGGGCCTCGGCTCCAGGGCTCTGCGCCTACGGCTTCGTGAACTGGGCATCTTGACCCAGACCGGCGATCTGGCGAGCAAGCACGTCGGCCAGGGATACCTATTTGCCGACCCGCGCAGCCGCTGGAACCAGGCGATCCACACCTATACCCACTATTCCGTCGTCATGGTCACCGAACGCGGTGTGGCCTGGCTGGCAAAGCAACTGGGTATTTCGATCAGCACGCAGGGCAAGGACGGCACAGCATGAGCACAGCACCAAACGTAATCACCCAGGCCGTAGGGGCACTGAAGCTGATCCCTATGTACCTCAACCACCCGACGATCATCAGCCGAGCCACGCTCATCGGGGCCAGTGCAGAAGCACTGACCCTGCTCGACGCGCTTCCAGCGGCCGCTACGGAACTGGCAGAAGTGTTTCGCCGCGTCGATGCGGTCGTGCAACCAGGGCAAGTCGCGTACGTGACACCAACCAAATGCCCTGAAAAGCCCTTTGGCGCGGTCGTTGCGGACTCTCACGGGCGCTTGTTGGCGACAGCCGTTGGCAAATCCAAGGAAGGGCTCGCCGAGTTGATCCGCATGCAGCTCAAAGCCCTGCCCCATCTGGCGGGGGCCGGGGAGGATCAGGCGTGAGCGAAACGATTGACCTGTTGCGTAAAGAGTTCGCAACCCCCTGCCCGACGTTGAGCGCTGTGCGTACACGCTATTTCTCGCACATATCCACCGACCGGGCACTGCTTCGCAAAATCAATGCAGGCCGTATCGCTTTGACCGTTACCCGCACAGGCGGCAGCAGACAGGGACACCCCTTTGTGTACCTGCACCACCTGGCCCAGTACCTCGACAGCATCGGCGCACAAGTCGCGTAACACCGCCCATGGCGGCGACAAACTACTGAGAGACACAGCACATGCAAACAGAACACATCATTGCTTTGGGCGGCCTGATCCTGAGCTTCGCCGCTCTGACCTACGCGTTCTTCCGCGCAATCACCACGGCTCATCGACGTGGCCGTGAGGCAGGAAGCAACGCTACCACTGCAGTTTTGGAGCCAATGATGGTCGCCCAAAAGCAGGCCACTACAGCCGCTTGGCAACAAATCGACCGCCTGGACGAAGAGCTGGCACTTGCACGCGCCGATCTGGAGCAATTGCGGGCCGCCAACGGATTGGCCGTGGAAGTGACCCCGACCGACATCGGCCTACTAATCCAGGCAGCGAACATTATTGAGCTGGCACGGCGTACCTGGACACCGATCAAAGGTGCTGAACCGATGGCCCGCAAGGCTACCGTGCTGCACACGAAACTGGAGGTACTGAACAGCCGCCTGTGCGGTGCAGCCACTCAAGCAGCTCGGGAGCAGGCGGCATGACAGATCATCATATCGTTAGCATGAGCGCCGGGAGTCAGTCCAATGGCTAAGGTTTGCTATATCCCCAAATCGTTCAATCAGGCCAATGACCTGATGATCCAATTCATGAACACCCTGATCGCCGAGTACCAACGCCAGGGCTATGTCCTCACAGTGCGTCAGCTCTATTACCAGCTTGTGGCCCGCGACCTGATAGAAAATACGCTGCAGTCGTATAAACGGGTCGCTGGACTGATCAACGACGCCAAGCTGGCCGGCCGGATTGACTGGGACGCTATCGAGGACCGCACCCGCGAGTTCGTCACCAACAACCACTGGGAGCTGGGCAGCGACATCACGGGGGCGTGTGCCAGCCAGTTCAAGATGGACATGTGGGCCAACCAGGATTTTCGAGTCTTCGTGATTATTGAAAAGGAGGCTCTAGTTGGCGTGCTGTCACGACTGTGCCGCACTTGGGACGTGCCGATTCTCGCGGCACGCGGTTATCCGAGCGGCACTGTGCTACGCGAATTCGCCGAGCGCCACTTGCTGCCAGCGATGGAGCGCGATCAGTGCCCCATGATCCTGCACCTGGGTGACCATGACCCATCGGGCATCGACATGACCCGCGACCTCCAAGATCGCATCTGCCTGTTCACCGAGTCCGGCCTGCCGCCAGAGGCGGTGAACCGCATTGCACTAACCCGCGATCAGATCGATGAGGTGCGCCCACCGGAAAACCCAGCCAAGACCACCGACTCGCGCTTCGCCTCATACCGGAAGCTCCACGGATCATCGAGCTGGGAGCTGGATGCGCTCAATCCAGCGTACCTGAATGGCTTGGTCGAGACCCACCTACGTGCCGCCATTGATCAGGCTGCATGGGAAGCTCGTCAATCTGAGGTGGATAGGGTCAAGACCCAACTCGCCGAACGGCATGCAGACCAGCTGGAGGTCGAAGCCAATGAAAGCGTCTGAAGAACTTCACGCCGACTACATCCAGTCCACGTATCGCCGCAAAGTCGTTCGCGTACTGATCGAGGACATCAGCCACTTCAAAGCCGAACAGAAGTATGTGGTCGTGTACCACGACGGCGGGGAGCTGCTACTGAACACACCGCTGATAGAGATAGAGTGCATCTACGCAGATCGCGTGGTCAGGGCACATCGCAATGCGCTTGTAATGCATGAGCGCCTGCAAAGCTTCCGCCATCCCAACGAATATCGCGGCGTCTTGGCAGCCGTGCACGTAGCTGGCCAGGCCGAGCCGATAGACGTTTCCCGACGCTACACCCCCAGCGTGCGAAAAGCAGTAGAGCAAGCCATCGCCAAGCGAGCCCAGGCCGGAGAAACACCATGACCGCGCTTGATCGATACCTCAAAGAGGCAGAAGTCCTACAAGTCACCTCCTTGTCCCACGCAACCATCTGGCGCGAGGTAAAGGCAAAGCGCTTCCCTAAACCTATTCGGATCTCACCAGGCCGCGTGGGATGGCGAGCATCCGAGATTGCGGTCTGGCAGAGCGCTCCAGCAGACTGGGCTACCCGCGAGGCCGCATGAGTTAGGGAGTAATCTTTGCCTCCTTCACCAACCAGGCAGCCCACACCTCAAGGGCTGCCTGTTTCTCCTTAAAGTAGTCGTAGCGGTCGTAGTGTTTAGACGACACATCAGACAGAGCGTGCCCCTGAATACGGTCACGCACATCCTTGCTAAGCCCAGCGGCCCCCATCAAAGTCTTGCACGTGCGACGAATATCCCTGAGCGTAAACGGCCCAGCGAACTCCCCCTTGTGCCTCGAATAAAGTTTCGTCACAGCCCTGGATAGAGAGTTCGTATGGATCGATTCCTTGAGATCCTTACCAGAGAATGGGTACGGGTTATCCGCCGTGATCATCGACAGCCGCTCCAAGCAGGCCGAGCTGAGCGGCGTCAGCGGCACCGCGTGCGCCGTGCGCTCCCCAGACTTACTTTTCCTGTCCCGAAGCAGGACATGGTCCTTGTGATAACCATCGCGATCAGTTGCCAGCAACTGCGTCGGCCGCTGGCCACCGGTTGCAATGAGGAACTTGATCAGTTCCGAAGTGACCAGGCTAAGTTGATCGGGAAGAAGATTCCAAAGCTTGCCCAGTTCCTCGGGAGACAATGCCCGCTCACCAGGCTTTTCCCAGTCCTCTTGAACAGGGACGCCGGCAACCGGGTTGTGCTTCAGCCCAAACCGCACACCGTCCTGCAGATACTCTCGGGGGTTGTTTTCATGATTAAGACCATGCTGGAACGCGGCATGCAGTCTTGACCTGACCCGGTTGGTGAACGTCGTCACGCCATCTTTAATCATCTTCGACAGAATATCTTTGATATGCCCTGGCTCGATCAGAGCAGCAGGCATTTTCGCAATGTCTGGATGCGGATCGGTGACGTACTTCTTGAATGACCACTTCACATCATCATGCGATACGGCGTTCTCAACCTGCAGCTTTGCAACGTAAGAGTCCAGGAGCAGCGATAACGACGCCCCTGATGCATCTGTCTCGCTTGCCTGGCTGCATTTCAAACGCGCATCTGCCAGTGACAGATCCGGCCAGTTACCCAGCTTTTTACGCCGGATTTTCTTCTGGACATACCTGACGTAGTAAAGCTCTTTCACGCCCGTGGTCTTGACCTTGACCACCAAGACACCATCCCCGCGAGAGCCGCGCTGGTCGGATCGGGTGTAGTCGGTCGGACCTGGCTTCAATGATCGAATCTGTTTGTCTGTTAGCAT